AAAAACTGGCGATGTTATGATGCTGCAAAGTTATGCTGAGGTGCTTGATGCAAAACTACGCTATCCCAACACTGCCCTGCTTTACGTTGAATTTGACTCTCGTCAGTTTAATGGCTCTATTCCAAAAATTGCCTGCAGTCCTCGCGGGCGGGTGATCCGCGTTCCTGATAACTATGACCCGGAAACCCGCCAATATTCAGGCATCTGGACCGGAGCATTTAAATGGGCGTGGACGGATAACCCGGCCTGGATTTTTTACGATCTGATCGTCAGCGATCGCTTTGGCCTGGGGAATCGTCTTACCTCAGAAAATATTGATAAATGGACGTTGTATCAGGTAGCACGATATTGCGATGAACCCGTCCCCGATGGTAAAGGTGGGGAGGGTACCGAGCCGCGCTATTTATGTAACGTCTATGTTCAGGATCGCAACGATGCCTATACGGTGTTACGCGATTTTGCGGCCATTTTCCGTGGCATGACCTGCTGGAGCGGCGATCGGGTGATTGCTCTGGCGGATATGCCTCGTGATAATGATTACACCTACACCAGGGCTAACGTCATCAATGGTCGTTTTCACTATGCCAGCAGCAGTAGCAAAACGCGCTATACCAACGCGCTCGTCTCATGGTCTGATCCAGAGAATGAGTATGCGGATGCGATGGAGCCGGTTTTTGAGCAGCCGCTGGTCGCCCGCTATGGATTTAATCAGCTTGAACTTACGGCAATTGGCTGTACCCGTCAGTCGGAGGCCAACCGTAAAGGGCGTTGGGGAATTCTGACCAACAATAAAGATCGCGTAGTGACTTTTTCCGTCGGACTGGACGGTAATATTCCACAACCCGGTTATATCATTGCGGTGGCGGACGAAATGCTGGCGGGAAAAGTCAACGGTGGCCGTACCCGCGAAGTGGATGGCTGCGTTATTACGCTCGATCGTAAAACGGAAGCGAAAGCCGGGGACCGTCTGTTATTGAACCTGCCATCGGGGGGGACGCAAGGCCGAACCATTGAGAGCGTCGATGGACACGTCGTCACCGTCACCGCTGAATATGCCGAAAGACCAGAGCCGGAATGCGTATGGGCCATTGAGTCTGACTCTCTGAGGGTCCAGCAATATCGTGTTGTGGGTGTTAAAGATAATAACGATAGCACCTTTACAATTTCCGCAGCCGCTCACGATCCGGATAAATACGCCAGGATTGATTCCGGTGCGATTATTGATAGTCGACCAATCAGCGTTATTCCTCCAGGGAAGCAAAGCGCGCCAGCTAATATCGTTGTTGAGTCTTATTCCGTGGTTAATCAGGGGATTAGCGTTGAAACGCTGCAGGTTCACTGGACGGCAGTAAAGAATGCCATTGCTTATGAAGCACAGTGGCGCCGCAATGAAGGTAACTGGATAAACGTGCCCCGGAGTTCCGTTGCCTCGTTTGATGTCAGCGGAATTTATGCCGGCCGATATATCGTAAGGGTGCGCGCTATCAATGCCGCGGAAGTGTCGAGCGGCTGGGCATATTCGCAAGAGAAAACGCTGACCGGCAAAATCGGCCTGCCTTCGGCACCTGTTTCGCTGACTACAACATCCCTTCTGCATGGCGTTCAACTAAACTGGGCGTTCCCGGAGGGAAGTGGCGATACGCAAAAAACCGAGCTGCAGTACAGCCCAAATCCAACCGGCAACGGCGCGATGGCGCTTTCTGACGTAACGTATCCGGGAAACTCGTATCAGCAGATGGGTCTGCAGATTGCGGCGACGTTCTGGTACCGGGCACGCATTGTCGATCGCCTTGGTAACGAAAGTCCGTGGACCGTCTGGGTGCAGGGGATGGCCAGCGACGATATCGGGGAGTATTACGACAAGCTGACCGACGCAATTAAGGACACCGAAGCCTGGCAAGAATCTCAGCGGGATATGGAGGAAACCCACAAAACGCTGACGGAAACCGCTGATGCCATCCGTGAAGAGGTCGAGCAGCAGGTTAACGAAATAAACCAGAGCATTAATGAGACCGCGGGAGGGATCCGTAAGCAGGTTGATGGGCAGATAGCGACGGTCAATAAGTCGATAACAGAGAATATTGACCTCGTTAATCAGACCCTCAATGACGCCATCTCGACAGTAAGCAAAAGCATCAACGATGCTGTGAGTGATATTAATACTTCCGTCGACCAGCAGATAGCAGATGTCAATAAAGCCCTGACTGCGGGGGACTCGGCGTTAAAATCCCAGCTGCAGACGGTTGAAAACGGCCTGAAACAGTCCATTGCTCAGGCAAATACGGGCTGGGATAAAGCGGTAAAACAGGAGACCGCTGACCGCATTGCGGACGTCAACGCGAAAGCGGCGCAGGCGGCAGACCAGCTGCTCAATGAAAAAAATGAGCGGCTGGCCAGCATTGATAATCTGCAGACAATTATTCAGGATGGCGACGAGTCACTGGCCCGTCAGATCGCTGAAATCTCTGCCGGTAGTGGGCAGCAGTTTGATTCGTTCAGTATCTGGTACTTCGATAAAGACAATGAAGGGTGGACCGAGGACGATGCCGGTCAGGTGCCGATGCAAATCACGGACGAAGGCTGGCTGAAAGCATCGAACAGCACGGCCTCCTGCCGTTCGCCAAACGGGCAAAAAATCCCGGGTTCCTCCTATCGCACCGTCATGCTGCGTATCAAGCGCGTGGGTAATCCTGCATGGAAAGGGCGGCTTTACTGGATTGGTACAGAGGAAACCGGCTGGAGTGATGCCCGCTCGGTGACTATCGCCGAGCAGGAGTTTGATGGCGAGGGTATCAGCGTGGTGGCCATTTCCGACGTGAACTGGAACGCGTCCGGCACGGTTCGCCGTTTTCGTCTCGATCTGGCCCAGGGGCAGAATGCCGACAACTATTTTCTGATCCACTGGATATCCGTTGGGCGCCCGGCGCCGGCAGCAAGTACGGCGGCCCTGCGTAATGAGGAGATGGCGCGGACGCAAGCGGATGAGGTAGAGGCGCTGAAACGTTCCACGCTGGCGGCTCAGATCAGGGGAACCTCTGACAGTAACAGCCTTGCAGACCTGCGTTCCGGCCTGCTGTATCAGGAGATGAACGCGCGTATCACCGCCGATAAAGCAGAGGTGACGGCCAGAGAATCGCTGCAGGCGCAGTTCAACGACAATAAATCCTCGGTAGCGGAGGAACTGAGCTCCCTGACGACAGCGCAGAGCGCGCAGGCCAGCAAAATTAGCGGTCTGGAAATCAGTCTGGGTAAAAAAGCCGACGCAACCGCGCTCCAGACGCTGACGCAAAAGGTCGAACAGCAGGGCACCACGTTAACCAGCCATGGAAATACGCTGACCTCGCTGTCTAACCGCGTCGGGAAAACGGAATCGGGCGTGGCCGCAAACAGCAATGCCATTACGGGCCTGCAGTCCAGCGTCAGCCAGCAGGATAAAACGCTGACCAGCCAGAGCAGCGCGATCGCAAAGCTGCAGAACGACCTGACCACGACGAATGCCAGCGTCAGTAAAAAGGCTGATGCCAGTGCGGTCACTGCCTTAACCAATCGGGTGACCGGGACGGAAGGAAACCTGGCCACGCAGTCTGGCCAATTGACAATGCTGAAAAACTCCCTGGCTGAGGGGAGCCTGGTCAGCAATGGCGGAATGAATGTTGATTTATCCTTCTGGGAAAACTCCGGTACCGGTTCGGCGTTCACTTATGATTCGGGTGAAAAAGCCCTGAAAACCACGACTGGCTCCATTCGCGTCGCCAACGTCACGCGTATCCCCGTTGAGGCCGGACTGACTCTCACGGTCTCTTTTGAGTACCGGACTTCGGAAACGGTTAACAGCGTATCGTCTGACACCGTCGGTGTGATAGCGGATTTAGGCAATCCGATCGCCTGGTTATCGTCTATATCGCCGTGGCTGAGTGGGGTAACGACCAGCTGGCAGACGAAAACCGTGGAACTGACCATTCCGGCCAATTTTACCGGGCGTTACGTTTACCTGCGATTTGCCGCCGGGGGCTGGACACCGTCAAACAGTGCACGTCTGTATATCCGTAAAGTCGACGTCTTTTCATCGACCGGGGTGTCAAAGAAAGCGAATGCATCGGCGGTAACAGACCTGACCAGCCGGGTCGACTCGGCGGAAGGGAAACTGGTCAGCCAGAGCCAGGCGATCGCAAAGCTACAGAATGATCTGACAACGACCAACGCCACCGTAAGTAAAAAGGCGGATCAAAGCGCCCTGACGTCACTGACCGGACGAGTGGAGAAGACGGAAAGCGGCCTGACTGCAGCGAATGGTAATATTACTTCCCTGACCAGCGCGATTGGTGCTGCAAAAGCTGCAGGGGATGATTATATTCCTAACCCGGCGCTTGAACCTTCCTACGACCGCATGGGTTATGACGTCGTTTCAGCCACTGCTGCTGGTGTACCTGTAGATTGCCCGTTTGCGTATGTGGTTCGCCTGGCAGGTCGCGACCATGTACCTAAAATCAACAATGTTGCGGTGACTCCGGGTGATGTTTTCGAGATGTCGGCGGTGGTTGCTTGCGGAACCGGACAGGCGGATTTTAATCTCTATATCGCTAATGCCACTTCAGCGACAGGTGGTATAAAAGCGAGACTTTCCGGCGGGAATACCAAAGTCACCGCAGCGTGGAAACGCGTGACATGGCGCTTTACGGTGCCGGCCGATACGAATTTTATGCGTCCCTTCCTGCAGGTTAATCAGAGTTCACCCTTTGGTACGGTCTGGTATGCGGCAGACTGGCATCTGCGCAACGTTACTGCAGCGCACAGTGCACAGAAAACCGCTGATGCAACAGCAAAAGCGGTGGACTCCCTGACGACAACAGTCTCTGTGCAGGGCGATACGCTGAGCAGCATCGGTAGCCGGACCACGGCGCTGGAAAACGGTCTGTCAACGACGAATGCCAGCGTCAGTAAAAAAGCGGATGCGAGCGCGCTGCAATTGTTGCAGAACACAGTCACCGAACAGGGCAAGACGCTGACCAGCCAGGGCAGCAGTCTGACGAAGCTGGATAACAGCCTGAAGGAAACTGTCGCGGCTGTTGATGCCACAAAAGCTGATGCCGATGCTTCCCGGGCGATAGTCGGAAATCTGTTAACGAATCCGTCTTTTGAACGAGGTAAAGATGGTTACAGCGGCTGGCAATCAGCGACGTCAATACTCACAGCTTCTTCGCCGCATAGTGGCACCCAAATTCTTAAAGTGGTTCCAGGCAGCAGTGTCGTCTCGTTGCTTCAGAAGATTTCGTTTACCAAAGATCGCACCTACAAAATAGGTATCTTCACGCGTGTTTCAGGTGGAACAACAATGCCGTCAGGCACCGCTGGCAATAATAAGCTGCGTATTGGCGATTCTGACGGGCCACTGAAGGAGGTTCAGTTTAACCCCGCGACGCTGCCCACGAGTTCTGTCTGGCAGGAAATTTCGGGCACATGGAAAGCCACGAAAACCGCAGTCCTTGACGTCTCGCTCATGGTGCTGCTGGCGACGGGAGAGCAGTATTTTGATGATTTCTATCTGGTAGACGTGACTGATGAAACCAATATAGCGGTCAGCGCCACCGCCATCAGTAATTTGACAAACCGGGTCGGCAGCGCAGAAGGAAAGCTTGAGAGCCAGAGTCAGTCCATCACAAAACTGCAAAACGGACTTGCCACTGCCGACCAGAACATCGAGAAAAAAGCCGATGCTTCAGCCGTCGCTTCGTTAGGCAACCGGGTTACTGAAGCTGAAGAGAAGCTGACGAGTCAAAGTAACAGTATTACCCAGCTAGAAGCTTCACTCGATAGCGCTCGCGATACCGGTGAGAATCTGGTTGAAAACTATGATTTCAGAAACCAATTAAATGCGTGGAATCTGCAGAATGCCGGGCGCATTGTGTGGGGAGCATCAAACGGGGAGGGTGCTCCCGGTGTGATAATCACGCATACGGGTGACGCAAGTAATCCTGGATTAATGTCGAATAACGCTAAATGGTTCCCGGTAAGTTCATCACGCCGGTTCCGTTTTAAGGTACGTGCAAAATTAATCTCAGGTTCAGGTGGGATTTTATGCCGCATCTTTAATTCGAAGACCGCTGGTACTTACACCCAGACGCAGGCTGTTGTAACCAGAAAAGATGGTTTTGAAACGCTGACGGTAGATATACCCGCGTTGCCGGCCACCACCACAGACGCAAGGATTGCTTTTTATGTATATCCGTCCGCGACAGTTGTTGCCGTCGACAGCATTGCCGTTTATGACGTTACCGATGAAACCGTGGGTTCGGCCAATGCCAGCGCAGTCAGTGATTTGACAACACGCGTGACCAGTGCTGAGGCGGGAATGACCTCTCAGGGAGCGGCTATTACAAAGCTGCAGAATGATCTGTCAACCACCAATGCGAATGTTAATAAGAAGGCTGATGCTACTGCATTAAACGCGTTATCTAATCGTGTAACGCAGACTGAAAAGGATATCAACAGCCAGGCTGACAGCATTACCAGCCTGAACAGCACGCTAAATATTAACGCCCGCAAAGGCTCAAACCCGTGGCTGGACGGAACGTTTGAAACTTATGACGTTAATCAGAACCTGGGTGGATCTGCGCGAGTTATTAGCGGAGTCAGCTACTCGGGCGGCAAATGCATGCGCGTGACGCGTGCACCGAACACTACCGGTAACAGCGACGACCTAATCGGTTCACGCCTTGCCATTCGCGACGCGGCAGTATTCAGGGTTGAGTTCTGGGCGATGATGCCATCCGGTGAAACCCCCTCAGGCGGCTGGGTCACCGTGGTCGGCCTCAACGTGCAAAATGATGCGGGCGCAAACTCATGGCTGGGAGCCGCTAATGTCAGCGAAACAGCGCTGGCCGGTCGTGACAAATGGGTTAAATTTTCCGGATATGCAAAAGCCACAGCGAAAGGCGCGACGCGCGCTGTGGTCTGGATCTCCACGCGCGGGGCGAACGGCAGCAACACGCCGGGTTATAACCGGTTTATCGCCGACATGGTTATTACAGCTGTCACCGACGCTTACAATGCGCAGAGCACGGCAGCCGCGCCCGCCTCAGCTGTTGATTCCCTGACGACGCAAGTCTCTCAGCAGGGTGATATCCTGACGAGTGTCGGAAGCCGGACCACCGTGCTGGAAAACGGGCTGAATACGACAAACGGCAACGTCAACAAAAAGGCCGATGCTACCGCCCTGCAGACGCTCCAGAATACCGTGACGGAACAGGGCAAAACGCTGGCCAGTCAGGGTAGCAGCCTGACGCAGTTGAATAACTCCCTGAATGATGCCACGGCCAGCCTGGCTGCTGATGGTAAAATTCCCGGCAACCTGATTTCCAACGGTTCATTTGAACGCGGCCAGGAGGCTTTCACAGGATGGGGAAGCGTCGGGTCCGTTATCAGTGCACAATCGCCCAACTACGGCAGCAAAATAGCGATGTGTGGTGTGGGCCTGGCCGGGATCTCTCAGAAAGTACCGGTCGTCAAAGGCAACACATATAAAATCGGTGTGTTTGCCCGTGCGCAGGGCGGTTCGGTCATGAGTGACCAGGGTAATAACAAACTGCGTATTGGTCAGTCGTCCCTGTTGTACGATCGCCAGTTTAACACCGCAGACCTACCCACCGGCTCCTCATGGGTTGAGCTGTCCGGAACATGGAAGGCGACGGTTGACGGGATGGTTGATGTGGCGATCTACTCTTCCCTGAAGTCTGGCGCTCAGTATTTTGACGACTTCTATTTTGTGGATGTCACGGATGGAGTGAATATTGCTGCCAACGCCGGGGCCATCAGTAGCCTGACCACGCGCGTGACGAGCGCCGAAGGGAAGCTGACTAGCCAGGGTAGCAGCATCACGAAGTTGACGAACGACCTGACGACCACCATTAATAACAAAGCGGATGCCGCCGCGTTGGCTGCTCTGACCAACCGGGTGACGAGTGCTGAAGGAAAGCTGGAGAGCCAGAGCAGCAGCGTCACGTCGCTGAATAACAGTATCGCGGCCGCTCAGTTGGATGCCGACGCAGCAAAAGCGATTCCGGGAAATATGCTGGCGAATAACTCATTCGAGCGCAGTTTTGACGGATGGGTGAACTCAGGCTGGAGCATACTGGCGGCGCAGAACCCTAAGTCCGGAAAGTACATTATCCAGGCGACAAAGACATCCAGCGGCTCTACGGCCTGCGATCAGAACGTAAACCTGATTGCGGGGCATACATACCGCATTGGCGCGTGGGTGCGCAAGTCGGGTGACTTTGCGGTCAGCAATGCCAGTAATACTAAAATCAGCATCCGTAATAGCTCAGGGCCGCTGAAAGATATTCCGATAACAACCAGCATCGGAACCGGCTGGACGGAGATCTTTGGGGACTATAAACCGTCCTCCGATGCTGCACTGACTATTTCCCTGCGTTCCAGCCTGTCGGCCGGTTATCTGTATGCAGATGATGTATTTTGCATTGATGTCAGCGATCAAGTGGCAAATACAGCGAACGCTTCGGCACTTACTGCCCTGAATACACAGGTCAAAATTGACGGAGGAAATATTGAGGCTAATACCCGGGAGCTTAAAAGCCTGAAAGCTGATTTAGGGACCAAAGCGACGGCCAGTGCAGTGAGCGATCTGAACGCCAATGTGCAGGAAATCGACGGTACATTAAAGGCTAGCGTAGAGAAGGTAGATGGCCTGGATATAACGGTC